TCAAATCCTGCCCCCGCTACCAATTGATATACCTGTGCCGGTGGCCAGGACTACTCGCACTGCTGCCAGCTCTGCGACCACGTGGTCTTCGGCCGGATAGCAGCGCACCTCGCCGATGATCTCGCGAAGCGCGGCGCGCGCAGCCGCCGGATCCTCGCTCATAAGCAATTCTGAGAGGTCGTTCACAGCCTCCCGCCACGCCGCGGCCGTCGGCCAGGGCAACCCCTCGACCGGCTTCGAGCGCCGCTGAGCGGCCCTCCTGCGGGCTGCATCGAGGGACGGGGCGGCCGCCTCCGGACTCAGGATGCCCTCGCGCACCAGACGCTCGAGCTCCCGGACGTCCCGATCGACCTCGCCCGGCCGCTGGGCCTCACGCTCGAGCTCGGCACGGGCCGCGCGCATCTCCCTCAGCCCAGCCGCCTCGGCCTCCGCAGACAGCAGCTCGGCCCTCGTACGGGCGAGGATCCGCGTCTCGGCCGTGAGCCTCGGTATGCCCTTGCGATTGGCGCAGGCATGGGGCCCGGCCGCGTGGTGGGTGCCGCAGACGTACCGGCGCTGGCTGCCTCCCACCACGATGAGCTTGCCGCCGCACAGGCCGCATACGAGCAACCCTGACAGGATGTAGCTGCCCCGATTGTTGTGCCCGGGGTGCTTCACGAAACGCGCCTGGACGCGCTGCCAGGTGACCTCATCGACGATGGGCTCGATCTCCCGGACCACCCACTCGGACCGCGGTCGCTCGATCCGCTGGCGCTTGCCGGTGTCCGGATCCTTGACCCACCGGGACCGATTCCAGATCTGCCGGCCCGCGTAGAGCTCGTTCTGCAAGAGGGTGTGCAAGGTCGATACCTGCCACGCGCCTCGAGGCCGGCTGCGCTCTTTCCACTGCGCGCCTGGTGAGGGGATCCCGCGGCCGTTCAGGTCGCTCGCGATCGCGCGCATCGACTCGCCGGCGGCGAAGCGCGTGAAGATCTCGCGCACCAAGTCGGCATTGTCGAAGGCCTTGCCACCAGTCGGGCGGCCGTCCCGCGCGCGCTGCTCGAGCGCGGAGCGCGTACGGTCGGCCACCATCATGCGGAACTCTTCGGACATGATTCCCGACAGGCCCGCCTGCATGCGCGCGGTCCGCGCCTCGGTATCGTAACCATCCTGGACGCCGAGCACGCGCACGCCGCGGAAGCGAAGACGCGAGAGCAGGGGAGCCAGGTCCTGCGATCGCGACAGGCGCGAAAGGTCCGTGATCACCAGCGCGTCACCGGATGTCAGGAGCGTGAGAGCGGCTTGCACGCCAGGTCGATTGCCGAGCGCGGCGCCGCTTATGCCGTGATCGCTGAACTCGCCGGCGACGCTCCAGCCGCGGCCGCGGATGTATTCCTGGCAGACGCGCAGCTGATCCTCGATCGAACTCTCGGACTGGCGATCTGTGCTAAAGCGCGCGTAAAGGATGCAGCGCATGTCAGCGCCGGCGCTTCGCCTTCGCTCGCAGCTTTGGCGCTGGCTTGTCGGCCGAATCACTTAGTGACGTGTGGCCTATGGATTTCGAGACACGATGGAATTTGATCGTGAGCCTTTCAGCGCCGGGTACGAACGTCGCGCCTATATCGCTCCACGACGTTGCCTCATGGAGATCGCGGCTGCGGCTGATCTCCACCAGGTCGATTTCGCCATTCTCGATGCGCGCCGCGAACGCCCTCAGGGCCTTGGCTGCCGCTTTGTTTCGGTCGGTCTCTGCGGTCAATTTCTTTGGCATGGCCAACTCCTACGCGGTTCGCGACATTACCGAGTCTTCGGCGCCGGCGGCAACTTCCGCTTCATCGCCGCTCGCGCGAGCAGGCGGATCAGCGCGAGCTGAGCGGGCGAGAGAGTCGCTGGTGGTCGCGGCCGGATGATGTGGTCGACCGGAGCTTTCATTCGTCGTCGCCTTCGAGCCAACCGATCTGCAGCGGCTTCTCGCACAACCACAGATGCCGCATGTTAGCGACGTTGACGATGTGCTGGTCTGGCGGGTAGACCTCAACGGCATACCAAGAGCCGAATCCAACCTCGCGTTTCACAGCCTGCAGCTCTTCCCACGCGAGCTGGTCGTCCCATCGTCCCTGTGCGTTCAGCGTCACTCGACACACCGTGAGGCGAAATCTGGCCGCGTCTGTTGGCGGGGCCTCGTACAGCTGTACAAGATACTTCTGGCTTTGCCAGCACCGGAGCGGCCGCGGCGCATTGCCACGCGGCGGCGGCCAATCTGATTGCGGTATCTCGGTCAGGTGGGCAGGCCGATTCGCTGCGAGTTCGCGCGACACCGCTTTCAATGCACGGCGCTCGGCGCGATTCATCGCTTCCTCGCTGCCCGCGGCCGCACGCGCGTGACCTCGACCTTTCGAACGGCGCCGAGACTCACATCGTCGTAGAGGACGCTCGGCGGTTTCGTGTTGATTCGATCGCAGAGTCGATCGAGCACGTCGTCGCGCGCCTCGAGCGATTGGGCCTCGACGTCGACACGGATGGTGGCGGTGTAGCGCTTCATGATTCAGCCGCCCACTCGCCGAACGTCTCGAAGATGGCGCGCGCCTCGCGCCTGGTCAGGCACACATTGTCTGGCACCGTGCCAGCGTTCTCCTGTGTAAGCTGGAGATGGCCTTCCTCCGTGAGACGGGCGTTGCAGCCGAATCCGCCGGCGGGCAGGCTCAGCTCGGGCGGCTTCGCAGCCTTCGGTCGGTGCGCGGCAACCTTGGCGCGTTTCTTCTTTTTCGACGGCGACCCCCCCCCATTGTCTTTTCGCGGCCGCCCATTCTTGCTGGACGATCTGCACTCCACGCAGACCTCGGAAGGCTTGCCGCCCCAGACGGACATCTGATCTTCCGGCTTTTCGACCTTGCACTTCTTGCACGTGATCACTGAGCAACCCTCCCGGGCGTGGTGGAAGAAAAACGCGGTGGCCGGTCCGATATCGAGGATCGAAGCCGACCACCGCGCCCCTGCGCACCGAGGGGGTGCTGCAGTCTTGAATCCGAAATAGCCGCGGGAATCGAGCGGCCCACCCGACTCCCGAAGCCAGGACGCGATCGACGTCCATCACGCGGGTGCGCTGCGTTTTGCGCGGTGAGGTTCCCAACCTCGATGCCCTGAGCGGCCGACATCGGTGGATTCATAACCCCGGCACCCTAGGTGTGAGCCGTTACGCTGCAGCGCGGTGGATGCGCTTCTGCACCCCGCGTGGCTGTTTGATCGCCTGGAAATGAACGCGCTCGCGCATCGCCTTGAAGGCGACGGCGCCGCGTGTGCGTCCCAGGCACATCGCTGCCTCGCGGGCAGACAAGCCTCGCCGTGCGCAGCTGCGCATCACCTGCAGATCCTTCGGCAACCAGCTGGTCCAGAGTCGTTTCTTGCTTGCCATGTGAACCTCTTCGTTGTGGTTAGAACTGGGCGGCTCAGGCCTTTTTCTTTCCGGCCGCCTTTTTGGCTTTGACCTTCTTCACCGGCGTGCACTCCTTACGGATTTTGTCGACGTCGACGCGTGCCCGTTTTGCAGCCTCGAGCAAGGCCTCCGGCCTGGAATTGCTGTAGGTGCTGGCGCGCAGCTCGCGCGCGTAGCGGCAGTCCTGAATCAGCAGGACGAGCTCGTGCTCCTTGAGGCCGTCGATCTTCTTCTCGAGCGCACGCATCGCATTCCAGGCCTCGCCCTTGTAGTCGGGCATCCATAGCCGGGTGAGTTCCTTGCGGCTTTCATCGCCAGCCTGGTCGACCAGCGTGCTGGCGACGAAGGCGAGATCCGAGCGGCCGAGCTTTTCCGGGAGCTTGGGACGCACAGCTTCGTACGTCGTCCGGCGGAACTTCGTCTCGGCCTTCGCCTTCTTCTGCGCCTCGTGATGGCTGGATCCGCCACCGCTCGACGAGCTCGCCCGCGACTCGAGCTTGATACCCTTGTCCTTGCAGGCCTTCGCGAAGTCGGTTTCCTTAATGACCTCGACGGCGCTGTTGTCCTTCGGCGAGATCACGATCGCCGGCGTCATGTGTTTGCCGATGATCTCCCGATAGGTGCGGTACTTCGGGTCGTCGTAGCACTTCTCATCAAGTGCCACATAGCCGCTGCTGTCCGAAGGCTGGTTCTTGTAGCTGTCCTTCGGAATGATCTTCTTCGCCGCATCGCCCTCGATGACGATCTGCCCGTTCGCACGCGCCGCCGCCGAGACGATGGCCGCGGCCGCAACGCACTTCTGCTGGAAGCACTTCGAGTCGGTGCACATCGCCTTTGGATTCTTGGATACGTCTCCAAAGAGATCCTCGGGCTGCCGCGACGTGTTCTTGGGGCACTTACCGCACGGGCCGGCGGCGGGCACCAGGTTTGCGTCCTCGGTCTTGAACGGGGCCGAGCTCAGCTGCAGGCGGTAGTTCTCGCGGATGTGAGACATCACCTGGCGAAAGCTCATCGCGGGGCGCCATTCGTTTTCCGCGGTGATCTCTTTGAGGCACTGCTTCTGCTGCTCTTCGTCCTTGATCGTGGCCAGCGCCAGGGCGCGTGACGCGTCGATTTTCCCATCGTAGAACGCGGCGCGGACCTGCTTGCAGCAGCCGGTGAGCTCCAGACGTTTGTAGATGTACGACGTGGACTTGCCGACACGATCGGCAATCTCTTCGATCGAGTGACCGCGGCCTTTCAGGTCCTCGTAGCCTTCCGCCTCGACCAGTGGGTGCAGGCCTTCGCGCTGCAGGTTCTCGATCAGCTGGACGTCGAGCGCCTGCTCATCATCCAGCTGGTGAAGCATTGCAGGCACGACTTCGAGGCCAACCTTGCGCGCGGCTATCACGCGACGCTCGCCGGCGACGACCTCGAACTCTGGATCGCCCTCGAGGTGGTTCAGAACCTTGCTGCGGAACGCTGGGCGCACCACGATCGGCTGGACGATGCCGTTCGCCTTGACACTCTCGATCAGCTCCTTGAGCTGCTCGGCGTTGAAGTGCTTGCGGCGTTCGGCTTGGGCGACTGAATTGGAGAACTTGATCAGCGTCGGATTGATGAGGCGAAACTCGCCCTTGCTGGTCTGGGTCACAGCGGATTCCTCGATTGGAGTGATGCCGGCCGATGCCAGCGATTGAAGAGGCGGCGCAGCACATACGAACGCAGGAGGCTGGCGCCGGTGTAGACGACCACCAGCAGCGCGTTGGTGCTGGCGGTGATATGAAAACCGAGCCGCGGAAAGATCGTGAAGTTCAGGATCGTGTTGAGCAGGATCCCGACCACGATGTTGGTGGCGGCTTCGATCATCGATTGCCGACGCGTCTGGGTCATGCGCGTTCGATCCGCCGCCAGTAAGCGCATGAGATGGCTAGAGTATTCATGCCTCTGGCCGGACTGGCGTTGAACAAAAGCGCAGCAAGCTTGGCTGACCAGCGCCAGCGGTATTGCGCCCAGATCCACATGGGTGGCTCAGCCAACCCCAGAGGCTGCAGGTGTGGCGCCCAACGGCTCTCGATGACGTCTTCGTATCGCTTCATGCAGCCGTGACCTCGTCTTCGAAGAGATCAGAAGCCGCCTTGCCTTCACGCCGCGACGCATAGGCGGTCTCGGCGTGATGCTGCCTGTCGTAATGCAGGTGGCAGCGCTGGCAGAGGAATCGAAGGTTCGCCTCGTCGCAGTTCTCGGGCACGTGGTCGAGGTGCGCGACCGTGCAGACGATCCGGATGATGCGCAGCAGTTCGATCGGCCCAGAGGCACCACACCAGGCAACCTTGCCGATGCTGTCGCGCGCGGCCGCGGGATCCTCGTGCGGCTGGAACAGCGGCACGAAGTTCCCATCCTTGGTGCGCCCGCCGATCGCCCAGTTCCGGACCTTGCAGAACTCGCGCAGTTCTTCGCCCGCTGCTGGATCCGCGCGCGGATCTCCGCCCAGTCGGACGGATAGCGGTCGAGGTTCTCGGGGCGGATCGGGCTCATGCCATCACCCGCGAGAGCCAGGGAAACCTGCGGTAGATGTCGAGACGCAGCTTGAAACTGCTCGCATGCGCGAAGTGACCCGAGTAGCTCGACCAGATCGAGCGCACCGCCTCCAGCGCCTTGCGGCTCTCCGTGATGTGGCCAGCGTGACAATGCGTGCGCTCCCAGGCGGCGAGCTTCGCGCGGCAATGGCCAATGACCCGCCGGCGAGTGACGACGTGAGAGGGGAAGAGCACGTAGCCGAGGAAGTCGATGCCGTCGGCGAGCGTCCTGAGCTTCACGTCGGCCTTGAGCTCAAGCCGCAGCTCTCGCTCGAGGAACGCGGCGATCGCCTCGTGCCAGACCTCCAGCTGCCGGCGGTCATGGTGCACCAGCACGAAGTCATCGACGTAGCGGACGTACCGCGCCGCTCGAAGCTCATGCTTCACGAATTGATCGAGCCGATCGAGATAGACGTTCGCGAAGAACTGGGATGAGAGATTGCCGATGGCAATGCCGCAGCCGGGCGGGGAGTTCTCCAACCGCTTGTGCGCCGGCACGGCCTCGCGCTCAGCTTGGTCGCAGGCCCACACGACGCCGGTCCGCTGGATCGGCCAGGTCAAAAGCGCATGCACCGCCTTCCTGACAGGGAGTGAGATGGCGGCGCGCTCCATGCGCGGCTTGAGAAGCGACCAGAGCGTTGGCCGATGGATGCTGGCGAAGAAGTTACGGATGTCGAGCTGCAGGTAGTAGCCACCACCCTGGCCGGACTCGACCTGGCGAATGAACTGCCGCAGGCGCGCGACGGCCGCGTGCGTTCCTTTGCCGACCCGGTTCGAATAGCTGTCGTGGATGAACTTCGGCTCGAACACCCGCTCGAGCTCGGGAACGATGAGATGGTGAACAACCCGGTCCGCGAAGCGCGGCGCGTGGATCTCGCGGGCCTTCGGCGCCAGGGCGATGAAGCACGTGGGCGCCATGGGGTACCAGTGCAGGCCGTTCAGGCGGCGCTGGATGTCCAGGAGCTCGTCGACCCACCGGGCCTCGAACAGCATCTGGTCCAGGCTCGGCTTCTTCCCGCGGCGCGCCTGGCGCCAGGCAGAGTAGAGGCTGCGTAACGAGACCGCACCGTGACACTCACCGGCGCGCACCGCACGGACGTGATTGTCGTAGCTCTGGTGATTCCGATTGGAATTGCCGTTGCTGAGGTTGACGTTCCACGCGTAGTCCGAGGGGGACGGCGCTATCCCGATCACTTCGGACCCTGCCGCACATCCGAGGTAGCGCGGCATCGTCATGGTGTTGCCCCAGCGCGTGAGGCGGATCGGGAACTCAGTATCGGGGCACGCTGCGCAGGCGGATGATCAGCCCGGGCATCCTGGCCCTTCGGTAGCAGTCGTTTCAGCCAGCCTCCACTCTGCCGGCCCACTTCGTCGACGAGGCGCACGATCGCCTCAAACTCACGGAAGCTACGGAAGGCGTCGACATCCTTGCCGAGCTGCAGATCCACCTTGAGAGCGTCCACCGCTTCGCACAGCTGGCGCACGCGATCGAGTCGACCGGCGGGATCCCGCCACGCGCGAAGCGCAACGAGCACGACCCCCTTCGCCGCGCTGCGAAGATCCACGCCGGTCGAGTACTTGTGCCGACGCGCCATGCGTGTGAAGGCCTGCTCGATGGCGGCCCTTGCGCGCTGCGCGTCTTTCACGATTTGCGGTAGTTCACACTTCACGGCTTCGCTCTTGGGTCAAAGTCCGATGGGCTGACCGGCGCGCACCGCACGGACGTGATAGGCGGAGCTCTGGAGATACCGATAGGAATAGCCGCCGCTGAGGTTGACGAACCACGCGTAGTCCGAGGGGGACGCGGCAGGCGTCGAGGTCCATTCCCACGCCGAGGTCTCCTTCGGGTCGAAGAACGTGACGTCCAGCGCCGGTTCAACGCGCTGGTAGTCGACGATCGACAACCGCTCCTGAATGGTGGGTGCGCGCGCAGGCGCGCCGCAGAGCGTCGCTTCGCCGGCGGCCTTCACGGCGTCTTTCCAGTTCCGTTCGCCGGCGAGCAACCGCCGGCCCCAGATGAGACCAGTCGTCGCGTCGTAGACGCCTTCCCAGTCGCTGGCGCTCGCTGGCAGCGCGCGGCCATCGCTCGCCACCTTGCAGAAGCGCACGGCGACGGCGGACTTCGGCGGAACCACCTTGGCGATCGACGCCGTACGCAGGCGCTCGACGAGCTCGGCCCGCAGGTTCTCATTCGCCGCCTGCAGGATCCCGGGCAGCTGGTCGATCAGGCCTTCGGCGGCGCCGCGCGCGTCGAACGTTTGCGCGATAGTGATGTTGATCGCCGGCGGCTGGGCAACCGACTCGAGGACGGCAGGCACCGCGACCTTCGCGCGCTTCGTGGACTTCTTCTTCATGTTAGCTCCGATGATTGGTGACGGACAATGGTCTATCTACTGACCGGCGCGCACCGCACGGACGTGATAGCCGAAGCCCTGGAGAAGCCGATAGGAATAGCCGTAGCTGAGGCTGACGCCCCACGCGCAGCCCGAGGGGGACGGCGCACCGTCTTCGTCTTCCTCGAGCTCGGCATCCGGCGTCGCCGTCCAGGTCCACTCCCAGCCCTCGGCATCCGGAAAGAAGTTCGGATCGAGCTTGCAGGCCGGGTTCGTGCGATCGGCGACCAGGAACAATTCCTCGACCGCCGGCAACCGCCACTTCCAGCCGTACGCCTGGTGCGCCTCGGCCGCGGCCGCCGCGTCCTTCCACTGCACGCTGGTGCCGGCGCGGTAGGCGGCCACGATCAGCGGCTCTTTCAGGAGCGGGTGATCGACGCGCACCGCGAGGTGCTTGTCGGGTCCGTCGTTCGGGTGGTCGGCCGGCAGATCAGTGCCGTCGGCCGCGAGCTTCGTGTACGTGGGCTTCATCGAAATCTCCCTTGGGTTATTTGCGCGGACCGCCCTTCCAGGGCAGCGGTCGCTGTGGTGTCGAGTACTGCGGCCGGTAGCGGTCGCACTTGAACGGATTCGAGCAGGGGTTCGCCGGCGGATACGGATAGGCCGGTGGCTTCACCGTCGGAGTGGCGGCGAGCTGCAGGGCGAGAATCCAGGTGATCATTGCGAGTTACCTCCATGTTGGGTCGCGCGTCGCTGCGCGCGTTTCGTCTCTGAGAGCTCAAGGATCTGGGTGCCGTCGGCGAGCTTCTCGACGGTCTCGAAGTACTGGTGGTCCGCCTTGCGCGCCGCCGACGCTTCCACCGTGCCGCTGGGGGAGATCTCGCCATCCTTCATCAGCCGGTAGATGGGCTGATCCCGATCGCCGAGGATGACCACGAGCTTGAAACCTTCCTCGTAGACCAGGCGGCGGATCTCCCGCACGCGGTTCACGTGGCGTGGCCACGGCTCACCGCTCTTCATGCGTGGCGCCAGCGGATGCATCAGCCGGCCTGCCTGGCGGTGAGCCTCAGAAGTGGGAGCGACTCTCCGCCTGGATGCGCCGGTGCATGCTGAGCGAGCAGCGCGGATCGTTCCACGGCGCCCCGAGCACCTGGCGACGCGACCTCCGCCTCGTAATCCATCTCAGGAAACGGGAAAGGATTGCCATCACGGATCTCCTGCTGGTCGAAGAAAGACTTGATTGGCACCAGGGGCGCGGCCGGCGTCGCATCACCTGCGTGAGGGAGATGCACGGCGGACTTGGTGGCGACCTCGGCCACGCCCCTGTTCAACGATTCGCAAAAACGGACCGCCCACTGGCGGTCCGAGGCCTCGCCCATGAAACGTCCCGCGCGGTCGTACACACCGAAGAACTCAGGCTTCGACTGCATGCGCGGCGCGCGATCGAATTCCTCGAGCCGCTGCATCACGTAGCCGGCAACCGGCGTGCCCCAGACGACGTTCACGTGGTAGGTGGTCATGCTTGCCCCTTTGCCGCCTTGATGGCGGCAACTACCTGCTCGCCGAGCAGCTCGATGAATAGTTCGGCATGGGCGAAGGTCTTCTTTCGCAGCGGATCAGCAAGGTACTGGCCAATTCCGCTTTCGAGGTTCGTCAGCGCCGCCACCAGCGCGTCGCGCTGCCGCTGAAATCGGATGTGCTCTTCGGTGCGGCCGCTGGCGATGTTGAGCGCGGCTTCCTCGCGACGTCTCAGCGCCACGTTCTCTTCGACCACCATGGCAAAGTCGTTGCAGGCGCGGACGACGAATTCCGCGAACGCTCGATCGTCGAATCTCGTGTAGATCACGAGCATGTGCATGGCGCCTTCCGCACCCTGGTCGACGATCTGCAGCTGGTGGTCGCCTGACTCTCGTCGATCGCGAATGCGCAACGGCAACAGGAGATCTGCCGGCGCCAGTCGATGAGACTTCTGGTCGGTCACGTCCGCTTCCTTGCCTTGTTCGTCTCAACCTGAATCGTGACCGTGCACGGGCGCACATCCTTGAACCTCGTGCGTGCGTCGGTCCTTGTGTCGAATAGCGTCACGCCGCGAAAAACACCGTAGGTGTCCCGATCGGTTAGGTGGGCAGGCTTTCCGCCCAAGAAACCGACGTGGGCCTTGAGTCTCGTGCGTGTCACGGCTGCACCTCTTCGGCGGAGACGCGCGGTGGTGCCTCGATCACGTCAAAGGCAAGACCCGATAGATCCATACCGACGTGAGGCGTCAGGTGTTCGTAGTCGCTGCCCGGCGTGACGTTGTTCCGGAAGAACACCGCGCGGACCGGATGCTCGGCCCTGAATGCAGCCCACTTCGTCGGTGCCGTGGTCGCGCTGTAGCCGATCGCGAACGCAATGCTGCAGATGATCAGCAGCACGAACGCGGCCTTGAGGTACATGTCGCGCACGCTGAACATCACTTCACCAGGCGCAGCGAACGGGCAACCCGCCCGCCGCGGCGGATCTGCTCATCGGTCCGTGCGTCGCGCTCGGCCACATACGCCTTGCGCGCCGCCTCCATCTCGGCGAGCACCTGCAGGGCGCCAGGCTCACCGCCGCAGGCCTTGCTGAGCTTCTGCCAGCGGTACGCGGCCTTCGTGAAGACCACGAGGTAGGCGATCACCGCGGCGAGGATCCACAGGAGGCACCAGGCGATGAACCGCAGATCCAGGACGTCGATCCGGATCTCGCCGGTGCCAGTGAACAGATTGGTGATGGCTTCCATCAGGCTTCTCCGGAAGTACAAAAGCCGAATAACTGACCGGCGCGCACCGCACGGACGTGATAGTCGCAGCCCTGGCGATGCCGACCGGAATTGCCGTAGCTGAGGCCGACGCTCCACGCGTCGTCCGAGGGGGACTCAGCGTCGACAGTGGATGTCCACTCCCAACCGCTGTCCGCGTTGAAGTACTCGATGGGAAGTGCCGGATACACGCGCGAGTGGTCGCAAATGCGGAAACGCTCCATGACCGTCGGCATGCGCCATCCGGTCACGCCGCAGATCTTCGCGGCCTCCGCAGCTTTCTTCGCCTTCGCCCAGGTGTGGGTTCCGTCCAGAACGCTGCGGGAGAAAACCAGGTCCTGCTCGCGGTCGTAGACGGCAACCCACTCGGTGGCGGAATCGGGAAGAAGGGCGCCCGCCGCACTCACCTTGGTGAAGCGTGCGACTGGCGCTATGGCAACCGTTCGGGCGGGAGTGATGGCTGTCGGCGCCAGAAGCCCGCTCAGCTGGGTCAGCGCCTTGGAGCTGAACGATTCGATGCGCACGCCGGCGCGCTTGGCAGGGCGGCTCACGCGGCCTCCTGCTGCTCGGCGCGGAACTGCAGGAGTCTCGCCTGGGCTTCGGTGAAGGCTTTGTCCGCGCGTACCTTGTCGACCCGGGCGTCCATCGCGTCCTGGACTAGCTGGAGTTCCAGCGCCTGGTCGGCTGATAGACCCTTCAAAGCATCGTCGAGCGACGCCGGCTGGCGGAACGCGTGATCGGGAGAGCTTGCTTCCATATTGGCCACCTTTTCCGAACCCGGAAAAAGTATAGCCAGCCTAACTTATGAAAACAATAGGCAGCCTAAACTATGTGAGTCAGATCACATCGGTGCGTTGCCGCATCAATCTTGGAAGGCGGTTACCTTGCCATCATCGGTGTAGATGAAGACGCCGGAAGGGAAGACGAACTGGATCGTTGTCCCGCGTGCCGTGACAGTCCGATTCGCGCGGGTCGGCTGGCCGAACGCACACAGCATGCCGCCTTCCGTCATGCCGATGAAGGCGCGCCTGGACGCAATATAAGAAATTTCGGCAGCTGGGAACGCGTTGCGCCTAACAAGCTCTTCGAGCGCTGCAGTGGTGGCGTGAACCCGGATCTCCGAGCACAACTGCGCTACGTTCATTGACGGGATAGATGCAACCTGCCTTTCCCGGCGGGCTTTGGCTGCAGCTGCTGCCTGGCGCTTCGCTTCCTTTGCCTCTGCAAGCTCGACCTCGGCGTCCAGATCATCTGCGGCGTCCTCAAAATCGCGTCGTAACTGTGCAGCGCGATCGCCGTCTTGCCAGTGCATCCACCAGTCCGCAGTGTCGTTGCGTGTTTCCTCGTAACTGTACGGCCAGGTCGGATCGCACGCTCGGATCCTGACCGGATTACCTGGGGCATTCGTCTCCGCCCACTTGCAGAGGAACTGAGCCCGCCGGAGTATGCGCTTGTCGTAGAAATCCAGCTGGGGTTGCTCGGCCATTACAGCCACTCCGGCAACCAGGGCAAGGGCGAGCAAAGCGATCCGTGCCGGCCGCACGATTATCCCTTGCGTTTCTTCATCGTCGCCGCGACGAGCGCCTTCAACGCGTCGATCTGGTCTTCATCGAAATTATCCGCCAGCGTCTTCACGAGCTCGGCCATCTCCGGCGACAACTCATTGGTCACCAGCGTTTTGTGCTCGAAGTCCGGCCAGACCTTGACCGGGGAAACCCCCATCCATTCCGCGAAGCGCATCTTCCACTTCGTGTTGAGCGGCTCGTGACCACGGTAATACTGAGACACCAGGCCCGGGGATGTTTTCCATTTCACCGCCAGATCCTTCAGCAACAGCTTTCCCAGGCCACGCGACTTGCGTTCAGCGTTGATCCGCGCGTGCTCATTCCTGAGCAGCTGTGCATTCTTGTCCGTCACTGTTGAAAACGGCCTCGCCATGTAATTGCGGCGCTCGAGCACGCTCCAGTCCTGCCCCCTCGACCGATCCGAGCTAGTTGAGCTGCCTATATTTTCGCTAAAGGTCACGACTGGGATTCCGCAATGTGTTTAGGTGACCTATTGCTTTATGTAATTCAGGTGACCTAAAGTTATAGGCAATGGACGCACTGAAGCGATGGCTCGAGGTGAACGCGGTGTCTCAAGAGGCATTCGCCAAGCGGGTGGGGGTTACCCCAGGCGCGGTCAGCCAGTGGCTGTCCGGCTCCATCGACCCGCGGCCAGCTCGCCTGAAAGTGATCAGCACCGTGACCGGTCTGTCGATAGACGTGCTGCTCGGCGCCGCCAAACCAACCGGCTCGATGAAGAAGTACGCCTAACAACAGCGAGGGGGTCTTGTGAGCACAAAGGGGTCTTGGCACGTCAAAGGATTGCTGTTCACCGAGGCGACCCAGGCCTGGATCGAGGCCGAGCGAATCAAGCATCCAAATCTCAGCGCTCAAGAAATCATCCGCAATCGGCTGCATGAAATGGCCATCAACGATATCCGTCATGCAACGGTACTCAGCGGGATCGCCGCGCAGAAAAAGATTCGCATTGACGAGGACGGAAACTGATGGAAGTCATGCCACATCAGTTACTTGCAACCACCGCGCTCCGTCGCGGTTTTTTTAACACTTCCTCGCGCGTAGGACATCGGGCAGCTGCCGACCGCCGCATTTCCAATGCGGGAGGGCTCTGATGCCACAGCGACGCCGCCTCACCGACAAACAGGAAGCTCAGGCGCTGGCCGAGTTCGAAGCAGACCCGCGCAGGGGAAAGATCAACCAACTGGCGGCCAAGTACGGCTTGTCCTGGCATTCGATGCAGGACTGCCTGAACCGTGCGCGCGCCCGTGGAACGCAATTGGAGGTTTCCCGTGAACCCTCCAATTCGGACCAGGGCGGGGAGGCTGCGTGAGCGACTCCAGCGGAAAGATCACGCCACCCATCGACCGGTTCGTGAAACAGGCCCGCCTGGAGCGACTGATCAAGGATGGCGAGTTCCAGAAAGCAACCCAGCTCGCACGAGAACTCGGTCTGCAGCTTCCCCGCGGCCAAGTCGTGGATCTGAGGGCGGCGAGGGCGAGGCCATGAAGATCATCGACTCGGCCTGGCCGAAGGTCGCCGAGCAGCTGCTCGAGGACGATCCGTCGCCCGAGGCGCTCGCGGCCGCGAAGCGGATCTTCTGCGTGGGCCTGCAGTTCGGCGCCATGCTCACACGCCACATGGCGGAAAACGCCAGGGCCGATCGCGCGCCGGACATGCTGACGACGTTCCTCGAGCAGCTGGACGACGAGCTGCGCGAGTACTTCGACGAGGATCAAACCGCCGTCGAGCTTCCGATGCCAACCACGCGGAGCGACCATTGAGCAACTTCGCGCAAGGCTGGGCCCAGCGCCAGCAGCTCGGCGACCCCACCGCGAAGGCGGTGCTGCAGGCGATGTGTCACCTCATGTCGGACGAGGTGCTGCTCGCATTTCCCAGCATCACCACGCTGGTCGAGCTCACCGAGTTCGATGACCGCGCGGTGCGCCGCGCGATGCAACGCATGGCCGAAAACGGGTGGCTGCTCGACACCGGAAAGCGAAAGAACAACGTCACGGTGTGGCGCATTCCGGCCTACGAACGCTGGCTAACTGCTCAGGTCGCAAGCAATCCCCAAATGGGGAGGGCTTTGGATCGTGACGCGCTGGCACGCGTGCAAGCTCATGTTTCTGCGGGAGAAAAACAGAAGGAGGAAGCCCTCCCCAAAGAGCCATCCCCAAATGGGGAGGGCTCAGACAAAGCCCTCCCCATTTCGCGCCAAGCCCTCCCCATTTGGTCCTCAAGCCCTCCCCAAATGGGGAGTCAATCTTCTCTTGAATCTCCTAGATCAGAAGACGCGCCTGCGCGCGCGAGCCCTGCGGGCGCGCGCAGCGCTCAGAAAAAACCGAAGACCGAACCCGAGCTGCCGCCGTACGACGAGCAGCAGAGCCGGACGTACTGGCGATCGCTGCTGGCCAACCAGGTCGTATGCGACTGCGCGTTGTTCGGCATACGTGGGGCGAAGCGCGGCGACACCTGGAACGACCTCGATCACCAGATGCGCGCGGTGATGCTGGGACACATCAACCGCCTCGTGGACTGGGCAATCGACCAGGAACGGCCGCCAGTGCCGCTGAAATCGAAAACGCTCATCGAGCACCACCTGCGCAGCGAGCTTGAGCTGGAGATGCGTGTGTACAAACCGGCGACCGTCGCCGAGCGCGCGTGTGCCGTCGCATGAAGCTCAAGACCACAGAGAGCAGGCGTCGCGCGAACAACCGCTGGCGAGCTCGTCATCCCGAGCAAAGGCGGGAAATCGAACGCTCGTATGTTCGCCGCCATCGCGAGAAGTACCGAGAGGCAAACAGGCGCTACCAGGAACGGAAGGCCTCAGAGAAGCCAAACTACTACCGCGATCGCAACGCCCAATTCGCCGCAGAGAATCCAAACTACCACCGAGAGTGGAGGAAGCGACGCAAGGTGCGCCTCGCGTGGCAGAAGTTCACCGCGACCTGCGCCGCCAACCGCCGGGCCCGGGAGGCGCGATGCGAGTGATGAGCGTCACCGAGCTGCCCGCACACATGCGCGACCAGGCCGAGCAGCAGCTGTGCACGTACGGCAAGACGGCCGCGACGTCGACGAAGCGCAACAAGTTCGGCAACGTGAAGGTGTGCCTCGAGGGCGAGGTCTTCGACTCCCAGCTCGAGTACGACTGCTTCTGCTGGCTCAAGCTGCGCGAGGCCGCCGCCGAGATCGCGTGGTTCCTGCGCCAGGTGCCGTTCCGCCTCGAAGGTGGCGTGGTGTATCGCGCCGACTTCGTCGTGGTGCTGACGAATGCGGAGATCCAGCGCACCAGCTTCGAAGACTTCCTGAGCTCGCGGGCAGTCGAGGTGTGGGACGCGAAGGGCAGGGACACCCAGGCGAGCATCAACAAGCGGAAACAAGTTCTCGCGCGCTACGGCGTGGAGGTGCGGCTATGGACAAAACAAGACGCGAAGGGCATTCGGTGAACCAGCCGAGAGAGTTTCCCGACCAGTCGCCCTATGAGTGGGATGACCCTTGGCGGCGACCAACAAGATTCGACGAATCGGCACGCAACGCCACGCAGTGGTTAGACGTTGCCGAGGCGCGCGAGAGGCAGGAAGGTCCAGGGGCCTACTGGCGCCGGCGCGCCATCGCGAACAACGAGGAAGCGACAGGCATCAGCACGACAGCCGCAGCCTGGCCAGCGCGAGCACCGGGAGACTTACTCGTGTACCCGGACGGCATCTGGGTGATCAGCGAAGGTGGCTACATCGAATACGCCGGCGCCGTTCGCACGCCGCCGATGCCGCGCTGGCGGAAGCTGGCCATCTGGTCAGCTGTCGCCGTCGGCCTAGCCTGCATCGCATACCTAGCCACGATGGCGATCACGGGTGGCGCATGACGCTGGTCTCGCATCTCTGCAACCGTTGCAGCGGTGATGAAAGCGAACCCCATTCCTTCGCATGCCCACTCTTTGGCCACGATCACCTGGTAGCGAGGCCGGCAGGCTTCGATATCGGGCGTCTCGCCGAGCTCGAGGACGCGGCAGGGAAGGTGCTGATATCCAAACTAGAAGCGATCGCAGCCAGAACCGAGGCCGCCCGCGACGCTGTTCGCGAGTTGCGCAGCACATCCGAAGCGCCCAAGCCAGCCTACGACCCGGTTTTCTTGGGGATGCTCTACACGGCCCGTGACGAGGCCACGAGCCCTATCCACGCGGCCAGCATCGATAGAGCGATCAAATACATCGAATCAATCTCAGGGGAGAGTAGATGAACGCAGTCGCAGACGATCCGATCGACCGGCTGCCGCGCAAGCTCGAGCGCCTGGTGCATGGCGCAGACCGCTCCGAGCTCGAGGACAGCCTGCAGGCGTGGGGGAAGTGGATCGAAGAGCACGCCGACTACGAGGGTTACCCGCAGGCCGATGCGATCAACTCATGGGTAGAGGGATTCGGCGGAGGGAAGAAAGGGCATCGCATCTTGTGCCTGGTCATGCCGATCCGCGTGCAGGCAACCCACCTGCGAGTCGTGACCACGCTCAACGAATCGGAGCGTGAAGCGATATGGATCCAGTACGTCACGGTGACCAAGGAAGACGGCACGATCTGGACCATGGAAGAGCGACTCGCAAAGGCAGGAATCCTGCGCAACGCGTTCGACCAGCGGCTGTACAAGGCACGCCGGCGCCTGTTGGGATTGGTCGATTGAGCGAGATGATATTGCGCCGAGGTAAGAAATGGCCTATACAGCGCGGCATGGTCCGATAGCTCGCTCAGAGCGTTCTGACCCGCGAACCCGCCCTCGAGGCGGGTTTTTCATGTTCGGATGATTCCCCTGTACGCGGCCCGCGAGACCCCCTCGGCGGGCCGTTTCATTTCCGGCCAGCTCACCTTTTGAGTCAGCGGTAACCCGCTGGCGCGGCAAATAGCCTTTCTCGGCAGCTGCGCGTGGCCGGAATCTTTCTCCCAGGAGTTTCGATTGCGTAAACCCGCTTCGTGGTGGACAGCGCTCGCGCTTCTCACCTCATCGGCCCTGGCCGCGCCCATCGTTCTCATCTGCGTCCCGGGTTCCGAGACGCCCGTGGTGGTGCCGACGCCGCCCGAAGAGCCGAACACCGCGCCCACCTGGTCGATCCCGGATCGCTCGATCCAGCGCACCTCGTCCTGCGCGCTCGACCTGACCACGGTCACCGATGACGCCGAGAACGACACGCTGACGTACACGCTGGTGTCGGGCTCGCTGCCCACCGGCTGCTCGCTCGCCGGATCCACGCTGACCGGCACGGCCACCACCAACGGCACGTTCAACTTCGTGCTGGGCGCGAACGACGGGAACAGCGTGACCCTGCGCGCGGCCTCGGCCACCACCGCGGCTCTGTCCTGGACATCGGCCGAGTTCACGCCGGCCCAGACCGGCATGTTCGATTTCGCCTTCTCGATCACGCCGGCCGGGAACAACATCGACCATGTCGTGGGCTTCGGCACGCAGGCCATCAGCGCCTACGCGCACACGCTGGTCGCGATCCGCCTCAACACGGCCGGCAACTTCGATGCTCGCAACAATGCGAGCTACACCGCGGTCAACACGATCCCGTACTCGTCGGGGGTCACGTACAACGTCACCGGCCGAATCAACGTCGAAGCCGGCACGGCCGATATCTCGATCAACGGCACCGTCCTGGCCGACGACTACGTGTTCCGCGGCGGCGCACTGCCGGCCGATCTCGACTTCTTCGGTGCGGTGGACGCCGCGACACCTGGCGTGGTGGGCACCGCCATTGGCGCGCTCACGCTCACCCAGCCGGTCATGGCACCGGTCACCTACACGGTGTTCGCGGAGACCGACAGCACGCCCCCGAGCGCCCCATCGGCGCCCACCGTCTCCGGCGTCACGCAGACCACCGTCACGCTGGACCTTCCGGCCTCGGGCGCCGGCGATCACAGCTACTACCGGGTCCAGCGATCGCCCTCGGGCTGCGGCGCGTACGCGCAGATCGCCGACAACGTCACCGAGGCCACCTACACCGACACCGGCCGCACCCAGAACACCGCGTACTGCTACCGCCTGGTCGACGTGGACACGGCGGGCAACGCGAGCACCGCCGGATCCGGTGTCACCGCCACGACGTCCGCGGTCGACGTCAACGCGCTGCTCTCGCTCGGCAATACCTCGGTCACCGAGGGCAACTCCGGCACGGCGAGCCTGAGTTTCACGCTGACGAGCTCCGCCTCGCAGGCATTCAACATCGTCTGCGCCTACCAGACGCTCGGCGGCACGGCCGAATCCTCCACCGACTTCGTGGCGGCGAGCGGTACGGTGCAGATCGACTCCGGCACCACCACCGAGCCGATCGCGATCACGGTGAACGGGGACGCCACCCAGGAGCCGGACGAGACGCTGACCCTGCGTGTCTACAACTGCGGCCAGAACGGCACCGCAGTCAACGCCACCGAGTTCACGGCCACCGGCACGATCACCAACGACGACGGTACGGCCAACATCGCGACGACCGCCCAGAGCTCGGTCACGCAGTACGGCATCACCTGGACGTTCAACACCACCTACCAGGTAGGCCAGTTCGTCAACGGCGACTACTTCGTTGTCAACCCGGGCGCCGGCGTCGTCGTGAATTCGGTGAGCCCGACGCCTATCACGGGCCGCCATGGCTCGATGCGCAACCCCGCGGTGCCGAGTAGCCAGGGCTTCGACGACCGCTCCTACAACTACAACGCGAGCCTGCGTGTCGCTTTCCCGGTCACGCTTTCCACCAATGACGCCCTGATCTCCACGATCTCGCAGCTCGATGATGGCCCGCAGTGGGACGGCGCCAACGACGACAGCAAGGTCAACCTCGCCACGGCTGCGATCCTCACCGTGCTCTCGAGCTCGCCGCCCGTCGGCACCTTCCGCCCCTCGTACGCGGATACCGCGAAGACGCTCTACAACGCGAGCAGCATCAACCAGGCCGTGCTGCCGCGCCTCTCGACGGCCGGCATGCCGAACCCGAACTCGAGCGGATTTGCGAACGCGCTGGAGCGCAACAAGCGGGCGATCGAGCGGCCCTGGCTGATGTTCGGCTCGAACTTCAACAGCCGCGGCATCCACCCCGCGCTCAACATGGACGGCTATCACCGCGAGGTGAGTGAGGTCCTGTCGGAGCTCTACACCTACCTCGCCAGCGACAAGACGATCGACGAGACGCTTCTGATCCGCGTCGTGCAGCTCGGCATCGATTTCTACCACGTCGGAACTCGTGGCAACGCGGACTCAAGCTTCTGGGTACCGCCGATCCTCATCGCCGGCAAGCTGACCAACAACTCGAACATGCTGAACCTGTTCACCACGGGTATCAGCAACCTGCGGTCGGTGCCGCGCGACTTCGCCGACTTCTACGTCTGGTCGGATCCGTGGCGTGGGCAGAACAACGTCGAGCCGGGCGGCCCCAATCCGAACCGCTGCGCGAATGTCAGCGTGCCGCTCGGCGAGACCTACAACGGCTACACGGTGTTCTTCCGCAACAACCTCGGCAACAACCGGGACTACGAGCACCTGACGCCATCGGAGCGCACCGCCTGCGGTATGCCGAGCAACAGCGACGAGTCGTATCGCAACGATCAGGACTCGCATCCGCACGTCGGTATGGTGTTCGCAGGCCTCGCCTTCGACCTGGTCGACGAGTGGGACCACTACGCGACGTTCGCGTACATCGATCGCTGGATGCAGGGTGAGAACCAGTCTTCCGAGGACGCGTTCATCGACGCGATGTACGAGGCGCACCGCGACAGCTTCCAGGAATTCGATTGGCTCGCGTCGACGGCCGCCAACGACGAGGACTTCGGCCAATGGGCCGCGGCGAACGATGACTGGTTCGACTACTACGTCGACCGGAAGGCCGCCAATGATCGTTAAGCTGCTGCGCAGCTTCCTTGTCTGCGCGCTGCTCGTCGCGGTGCCGGCGCACGCACTCGACGTCGTTGCCGGCACGCCGGCGAGCTCGATCAATGCGTTCTCGTGCAATTGGCCCGCGCACCAAGCCGACGACATCGGCCTCCTCGCGATCGAGAGCACGGAGTCGAACCACACCCTCGACACGGCGAACGGCTTCTCGGCCGTGGCCAGCGGTTCGGTGGCGGCGGGTGGAGCCACGTCCCTCACGCTGTACATGGCACGCGCCACGAGCGGTGCGATGTCGGCGCCGGTCATCACGGATCCGACCAATCACGGCTACTGCGTGATCATCGGCATTCGCGGCCTGAATCCCGCCACCGCGCTCGCGGACCTGGTCGACGCGATCGCCTCGTCCAACAAGACGGTCGCCAGCACGTCCGCGAGCGCGCCCACGGTCACCACGTCGTCGAACGGCAGCGTGGTCTTCAACATCATCACACGCGACGACGACACCGCCGGCGCGGGCTTCGCCGACTGGGCAAATGCGGATCTCACCAGTGCATCCGAGCTCTCGGACGACGGCACGACCTCGAGCAACGGTGGTGGCATCGGCATCTACTACGGCCTGCGCGTGACCGCGGGATCCGTTGCCGTCACTACCGCCACGGTCAACAACTCGGCCAATGCAGCGATCACGCTCGCGCTCGAAGTGCCGCCCGCTGGGCCGCAGTCGAATGCACCGCGCGCGCTCCACCACATGAGGCGGCAGACAGCGATGCACACGACGCCGGCCGCCAACGACGACATATTCCGATTGAGGGCCACTCGATGAAAAAGCTCTTCGTCACGGCGATTGCCGTTCTCATCGCAGCACCCTGCTGGGCGACCTGCGTTCTGCGCCAGTCGGATGCGGTCGAGGTGCCCATCGGGCAATTCGTCGATGCCACCGACGGTGTGACCGCGGAGACCGGTCTCACCATCAGCCAGGCCGACGTCCAGCTGAAGAAGTGCGCTGCCGCCGGCGACTGCGGCGCGATGGCGCAGAAGAACGACTCGGGTGCGTGCGCGCATGACGCGCTCGGCGTGTACGAGTGCGACCTCGACGCCACGGACACCAACACGGTGGGGATGCTGTTCATCTACGTGAACGAGTCCGGCGCGCTAACCGAGCGGCTCGTGTGCGAGGTGGTGGAAGAGGCCGTATACGACAAGGATTACGGCGCCTCGGCCACTGGCATCATCGGCAGCGCGCAGACCGGCGACAGCTTCTCTCGCTTGGGCGCGCCTGTCGGCGCCTCCATGTCCGCTGACGTTGCTGCGGTGAAAACGCAGACCGCGGCGATCGAGGCGGACACACAGGATATCCAGTCCAGGCTGCCCGCTGCGCTGGTGGGCGGCCGCATGCCGTCTGACGTGGGTTCGGTCAGCGGTGACTCGGCTGTTGCCGATCGCCTCGAGGCCCTCCTGGATCACACATGCGGCGCGTACGAGGAGTTCGGTATCGCTCGAGGTGGCTGCGCGGCGCAGGCCGCAACGTCTACCACGATCCAGCTGGACGCCTCCGCATCGTTTGCCAACGACTCGGTGGTGGGCATGCAGGTCCTGGCCTGCGGCTCGACGCAGGGTTACTGCCAGACGCGCGCGATCACCGACTACGTGTCTTCCACCGATACCGCGACGGTCTCGGATTGGAACGTCACACCTTCGGGAACGATCACGTACTGGCTCTTTGGTTCGGCGCCCATCGATGCAATCTCGGCGAACGTGGTATCGATCGAAGGCACCGATGCCACGGACTACCTCGACACCGAACTTCAGCCAGTCAACGACCTGCTCACCTACGTGGGTACGCCGGACGATTTCGGCTCGGGGGCCAGCCTCTCGGACAATCTGGCGGACATCGAAGCGCAGACCGACGACATCGGTGCCGCTGGTGCAGGGCTTACCGCTGCCGACAATGCGGTCGTCGCGCTGCTAGGAACGCCGGCTGGCGCGTCGCTTGCCGCTGACGTCGCCGCGGTAGAGTCCCAGACCGACGACATTGGCGTTGCTGGTGCAGGGCTCACGGCCGTGGACGACGCGACGCTCACCGCGATCGCCGCCCTGAATGACATCTCGATCGCCGACATCGAGGGCATCGTGATCGAGGACCAGTCCGGCAATCAGATCGACCTCAAATGCGCGCTCCGCGCGATCACGGCGTACGTGGGCGGCGACCTGTCGACCAGCAGCGGAACCTCAACATACGAAGACGCCACCGGCACGGATCCACTCATCGTCGCGGTGATCACCGGCACGGCCGGCAATCGCAACGGCACCATCAGCTGCGCAACGACACCTTGAGGTGACCCATGGGAGGCATGCAGCCGCCCGGGATGGATGCTCCCGGCATGCAGCCGCCGGGCATGCATGCCGGCGAGGGCTCGGAGAGCGCCGCGCAGACCGTCCCACAGCGGATGGTCTTCTTCGTCATTCAGGGAGAGTCCGCGCTCGCTCACTTCAAGGATGCGTACAAGCATCCGGACGAACAGCTGGCCATCGAACTCAACCTGTATGACCTGGTGGCCACCAAGTGGCGGCCCAACGAGTACTTCCAGGAGAGTGAGGCCGCCCGGCCACGAATCGCCAATGGGTTCGCCTACGTCGCAAGCACCGAAGGCGGCGCCGGCGGTGTTAGCGGGTCACGCGAGCCGTTCTGGCCAAAGGAGCTGAACGCAGAAGTCTCTGACGGGGCCCTGACCTGGCGCTGCATCGCGCCCGGCAGTCACGGCATCATCCCGATCTCGTCACCCGAGGCCGGTGAAGTGGCGCCGTCCGGCCTGACGATCGCGGATGTGTCCGTTTCTGAGAATCACAAGATTCTGCTGACGTACACAGCTGGTGAATCGGATGTCGACTACATCGTGCCTATCGCGGTGGTGATCGATGGCAAGACGCGGGTATTTCGACACAAGGTTCGCGTGAGGGCGCAGTAGCCGCCGATCTCGATGATCACTCCTCGTTTCAGCGTCAAGTACGACATCCAGGCCGCTCGCAAGTCGTTCGCCGGCGAGAAGAAGGAAGTTAACAAGGCGGCGGCACGTGCGCTGACCCGCACGACGACCAGCGCCAGAAAGACGGCTGATCAGACAATGCGTCAACGCATCACGCTCAAGAGTGGCGTGGTCAAGGATGCCTTCGAGATCATTTTTCCGTTCGGACACGCGTCGCTTGTCCGCGATCTGCAGGTGAGTGGCGATCCGATCCCACTTCGCGACTGGGCAGCGAGGCGTACTCAGCGCAAAGGCGTCACGTTCGCAGTGGTCAAGGGACAGCGGAAGGTGTATCAGCGCCGCGGCCGCAAGTCATTCATCGTCGAGCGGATCGGTGGGCATGTTTTCGTGCGGACAACAGCAGATCCGCCTGGTCCAGCGCGACCTAAAATTGCCAAGGTGTTCGGTCCGAGCCTCACGCAGCGCTTCCGAACACGCCAAGTGCAGGACGCAGTGATGGCCACGATTCGCACGCGGTGGCCGATCGAGTTTGAGCGCGAAATGAACTATCGAAGGTCCAAGGTCTGATGCGTGCTGGATCCGGCCACCTCGAGCTCGTCGGTCCGACCTGGTACTTGAGGCTCAGGCGCAAGGAACTCAACCGAGACACCGGTGAGATCTGCGCCAGGCAGCAGCGAGTGACCATTGGGGACAAAAGCAATCTGCGGAGTAAGTCTGCAGCGCGAGCCGCAGCCGATCGGTGGCTGGTTTCGCAGAATCCCGAGACTCTCGAGCCTGGCGTGCAGGTGACGGTGGGTGAGTACCTGGCGCACTTCACGGCGATGCACGTGGCACTGATGCGCCCGAGCTCGCAGCGCCGGTACAAATCGGTGATCGGTTTCCACCTGGCACGAGAATTCGAGGGCGAGCTGCTCGAGCGCGTCGACGTGAGGCGCATACAAGGCTATATCGCGCGCATCGCGCCGACGAAGGCACGTGAAACTATCCGCAGCATCCTGGCCATTCTGCTGCAGGCGCTCGCCCAGGCGAGGCGCGACGGCTTCTCAGTGCATCGCATTGACCGAAAGGCGATCAAGCTGCCCAAGGCCTCGGCCATTGGTCGTGACAAGCGGAACATCGGTGACCAGGAACTCAGGCTGCTGCTCGAAGGCAGCGAGGATCCGTGGCGCACGTTGTGGGCTGTCATGGGGTATGCAGGGCTGAGGTGTAGCGAGGCGCTCGGGCTCACCTGGGCGCACATCGACCTCGATGCCCTGGTGATCAAGGTCAGGCAATCGACAGTGCAGGGGAAGCTGCAGCTCCCGAAGACGGTTACGTCACGGGCGGATGTTCCCATCCTTCCCGAGCTGGCCGAGCTGCTCAAGGCGTACCAGCAGGGATGGCAGACCAACGATCAGGGGCTGCTGTTCGTGTCCCGCAATGGCAAGCCGTTATGGGCCAACAATGTCAGGACCAGGCAGCTCAGACCGACGCTGAAACGACTGGGCCTCAAGCACGCCGGGATGCACGCGTTCAGGCATGGATTGCCCGCCCGATTGAACGCGATAGGTGTCTCGCCAGGCGTCGTACAGAAGTGCATGCGCCACGCCTCGCTTGAGCAAACCGAGGCCTACCTGCATGTCGGCACGGCCGATGTACATGCAGCACTCGATGCGGCACGCACGAGATCGGTGCGTCCTGCAGAACTCAACGGGCCGTGACAGTTTGTGACAAGGCGCTCGTGCCGAGCCTTCAAACAAAGGCATGCGGAGAGCGAGTGTTACCACGCATTAGTTTCCATTCAAGCGAGGCCCCGGCTGAGCACGGGTCCCTCTGGCGCCTTGCGGGTGGGTGGCCAGCGGCTCGCAAAAAGTCGCTAGATATGGGGGCGCCTATGCGCCACCAGGCCTGACCCATGGGGATGCAGGCGAAGCTCTGGACGATTAGCGAGCTGTCGGTGGAGCTCGACGTCGACCGCCGGACCATGGCCAAGCGCCTCGAGGGCCTCGAGCCGGACGAAGAAGAGACCGACAAGGCTAATCGGCAGCACCGCAGATACCGCCTGGCGCGCGTGTTTGCACATCTGAGTGGCGCCGGCGTGCAGACGTTGAGCCTCGACGAGGAGCGAGCTCGGCTCGCCCATGAGCAGGCTGACCGCGCGGCGATGGAAAACGAGGTTCGCCGCGGCGAGCTGCTCGACCAGGCGCAGCTCGCGCCAGAACTGGAAAGGGCGCTCGTGACCTTCCGTCAAAAATTGCTGAGCACCGGCACGAAGCTCGGACCGCTCGTGAACCCGGACAAGCCGAATGCAGCCCGCGATCTCATCGACGCCGAACACGACCGCATCCTTACCGAGCTCGCGGAGCATTTCGACACGGCAGCATCAGCGCAACTTCGCGCTGATGATGCAGCGGCTCGCGAGGAGCATTAGGCCGCCACCGCGGCTCAAGGTCAGCCAGTGGGCGGACCTGTATCGACGGCTCTCACGAGAGACTTCGGCCGAGCCAGGTCAATGGGACACCACCCGTGTTCCGTGGGCGCGCGAGTGGATGGATGCGGCGAACGATCCCGACATCCGCGAAGGCTGGGTGATGAAGTCCGCGCAGGTCGCGTGGACCTCGTCGATTGAAAACATCATCGACTTCTTCGCGGTCGAAGATCCTGCGCCGCAGATGTTGGTGATGCCGACGCTGCAGGGCGCGGAGGACTTTTCAAAGACGCGTTTGGCGCCGATGGTGCGCGACACGCCGAAGCTGCGTGGTGCGTTCTCTGACGCGAAGACACGTGATAGCTCGAACACCCTTCTTCGCAAGAAGTACACGGGCGGTCACCTGATTCTCGCGGGGGCAAATTCTCCCGCGGGCTTGGCGATGCATCCGATTCGAGTGCTCCTGGCTGACGAGATAGATCGCTATCCACCAAGCGCTGGCACCGAGGGCAATCCGTTGAACCTCGCGATCAAGCGCACGCAGGCATTCTGGAATCGCAAGATCATGGGTGGCTCTACACCCACGATTAAAGGTGCGAGCGAGATCGAGGCCCGCTACGAGTCCTCGGACAAGCGGCAATGGTGGGTGCCGTGTCCGCACTGCGGTGAGCACCAGGTGCTCAAGTGGGCGCAGGTGAAGTTCGATCCCTTGGATCCGGACACCGCGCGCTACGGATGCGAGCACTGTGGCGTTCTTTGGACCGATGTCGAGCGGTGGGCAGCCACGGTGCTTGGGCAGTGGCGCGCCCAGAAACCCTTCAAGGGCGTCGCGGGCTGGCACATCAACGCGATCGCGTCGACGTTCGTGCGGCTTCCTGACCTGGTCCGCGAGTTTCTCGATGCGAAGGGCGACCCGGAGAAGCTGAAGACTTTCACGAACACGTCGCTGGCGGAGACTTGGGAAGAGACCGGCGGCCAAACGATAGAAGCGAAGGGGCTGCTAGAGCGCAAAGAGCAGTATTCCCCGAAGACGATTCCAGCCGGTGTGTTGATGCTCACGATCGGTGGCGACACGCAGGACGATCGTGTCGAGCTGCAGCTGATTGGCTGGGGTGCGGACGAAGAATGCTGGATCCTCGAGCAGCACGTGGTGCGCGGCGATCCGGACAGCATCGCGTTTTGGAACAAGGACGTCGACCCGTATCTACTGCAGCGGTACACCACCGAGGACGGGCGCGAGCTCGCCGTCGAAGCAGTCTGCATCGACTCGGGCGGTCATCACACGCAGCGTGTTTACGATTTCGTGGTGTCGCGCAAGCGGCGCCGCGTGTTCGCGATCAAGGGGCGCGGGGGACCTGGGATTCTTGCGTGGCCGAAGAAGGTGCGCCGCGGAGGCAAGTCCCGCGCGAGTGTGTACATCCTCGGTGTCGACACCATCAAGGGTGTTCTTTATGGCCGACTTCGCCACGTCCAGGAGCCCGGTCCTAGCTACATCCATTTCCCGGCGACCGCTGACGAAGAGTTCTGCAAACAGCTCACCAGCGAAAAGGCGTTCCCGAGAAAGCACAAGGGACGTCAGATTCTCGCCTGGGAGCCGAAGGCGCAGGGCATCAGACAGGAAGCGCAGGACTGCTGGATCTACGGGTACGCGGCCATGTTGGGCCGCGGCGGACCGAAGTGGCTGGAGCGACTCTCAAAGGGTAAGGCTCGGTCGAGCGCGGCGAGTCGTCAGCCCGTTGTCATCGACGATCACGAGCCGGTGACCGCAGCGCATGTGGCGGCAATACGCGAGGAAATGAGTTTGAGTCGTGCGCCGCAGCAGATAGCGCCGAAGCCTACCGCACCGCGTCCGCCGGGAAAATTCTCACGCAAAGGATGGTTTCGCCGATGAGTGGTATCACGCTCGCACAAGCCCAGCAGGTGCTCGATGCCCTGATCGAGGCGCAGATTGCGGACCCCTCGGGGTCGCTCGGTAGCGTCACGGTCAACGGCCGCACGGTCACGTACCGAAACGCTGAAGACGTGATCAAGCTCATCAACTACTGGCGCGGCATCGTCGCGGAGAAGTCTCGGCTCGCTGCCGGCGGCTCACGTCTCAGCATGAAGCGTGCGTCGTTCAGGGGCTGCTGATGAGCTGGCTCGACCGTTACGTCATCAGCAAGATATCGCCGAGGTGGGCGCTCGAGCGCATGCGCTACGAGCGCGGCGTGAAAGCCTTCTACGAAGCAGCTGATCCGAGCCGTTTGCACAAGTGGAGAAACGATCGACGCAGCGCGAACGCCCAGAACGAACGCGCCGCGCTGCCTATTCGTTCGCAGGCGCGTCACCTCGACGAGAATCACGATATCGCGTCTGGAATCCTCGACGTGCTCGTGGCCCGCACGGTAGGTGGAGGCATTCAGCCCGAGCCGCAGGTGCTGCTCGAGGATGGCAAACCCGCCGACGAGGTAAATCGGCAGCTGCTGGATCTGTTTGACGACTGGCGATTCCGCCCGGAAGTTACCTGGCAACACGACTACTACTCGCTGCAGCGGCTGGCAGCGCGTTCCTGGTTTCGCGATGGAGAAGTTTTCGCGCAGCTGATCATCGGCACAGCGCCTGGCCTCGATCACGGAACGCTCGTGCCGTTTTCCATTGAGGCGCTCGAGGCGGACTTCGTGCCGCTCGATCACTCCGAGCCGGCGAAGGGAATCATCCAGGGCATCGAGGTTACGCAGTGGGGGCGACCGAAGGCGTATCACGTCTACAAACAACACCCTGGTGACAACGGCATCGCGCTGACCACCGAGCGCAAGGTGATCACCGCGGACAAGATGCTGCACCTGGCGTTTCGCAAGAGGCTGCATCAGCTTCGCGGTGTCTCCGTGTTCGCCAATGTCTTGAATCGGCTCGACGATGTGAAAGAGATCGACGAGGCCGAGCGAGTAGCCGCCCGGGTGGCCGCTTCGATGGCGGCCGCGATCGTAAAGGGGCAGGGCCAGGACTATGAGCCAGCCGAAGAAACTGATGCCCAAGGGAAACCGATACCGCGCGAGATGGAATTTCAAGCGGGCCTCATCTTCGATGACCTGCAGCCTGGTGAGTCGATCCAGACGATCGACACCAAGCGTCCTAACAACGCACTGATTCCGTTCCGTGATTCGCAACTGCGAGCCGCGGCCTCGGGTACTGGTGCGTCGTTCTCATCGATTTCGAAGAACTACAACGGGACCTACTCGGCCCAGCGCCAGGAACTCGTCGAGCAGAACGAGATCTACCAGATGCTCGCCGGCCCGGTGATCTACCGGTTCTGTCAGCCGGTCTGGGACGCATTCGTCGACGCATCGCTCGCCGCCGGAGTGTTGAAGCTGTCACCAGGCGTCAACAAGCGAACGTTGTACGACTGCACGCACACCGGCCCGTCGATGCCATGGATCGATCCGGTGAAGGAGATCGAGGCCCAGGTGACCGCCATGAAGTGGGCCATCACTTCGCGCAGCAAGGTCATTCGTGCGCGCGGTGACAACCCAGATCAGGTCAACCGCGAGATCGTGCGCGACGAAGCCGAGCTCGAGCGGCTCGGCATCAAGCCGATTGGCGACGGAGGCACGCAGAAGTCTGCCACCGGCCCGCGCGAAGACGAACCGAACAATCCCCCGGGCAATCCGCCCGAGCAGGAGTAGATATGACGATCCAGATCAAGGCCGCGGGCAGCAAGCGCGCGGAGATCCTCATCCATGAGCCGATCGGTGAGAACTGGTACGGCGACGGACTGACGTCGCGACGGTTCGCGAAGGACCTGGCTGCGCTCGGCGAGGTCGACGAGATCCTCGTGCGCATCAACAGCCCTGGTGGCGCGGTGTTCGATTCGATCGCCATTTACAACGCGCTGAAGGGTCATGGCGCGAAGATCGAAGTGCTCGTCGAAGGCCTCGCAGCGTCAGGTGCCTCGATCATCGCGATGGCGGGATCCAACATCCAGATCGCCCTCGGCGCCATGTTCATGATCCACAACCCGTGGACTATTGCCATGGGTGAGGCCGACGACCTTCGCGAAGTCGCCGACATGCTCGACCAAGTGGCCGAGTCGATGATCGACATCTACCAGGCCCAGACCGGTATCGAGCGCAAGGAACTCAAGTCCATCCTCGACGCCGAGACGTGGTATGGCGCATCCGCTGCGGTCGAGAAGGGCTTCGCTGACGAAACGGTCGGCGAAGCAGCGGAGGATGACGAGAACAAGGCTGCATTCCGCGATCGCGTGAGCGCGCTCGGCCAGAAATTCCGGGTGGCAGCAGACAAACAGTCGCTGCGCATCGCCGCGAGCTTTATCAAGTCGGCATCCGCCGACGCAACCAGGAGCAATGAGATGAAACCAGAAGGTGCGTCGGCTTTGACCGCCGACGATGTAAAGAAGGCTGAAGCGGCCGCGGCCGCAGCGGCGCGGAAGGCGGAGGCCGATCGGCGAGGTGCGATCCGCACCGCCTTCGGCAAGTTCGCGGCCCTGCACCGGGACCTGCTCGACGCGTGCCTCGATGATCAGGAGTGCACGGCCGAAGTCGCGCAGCAGAAGCTGCTCGCGAAGCTCGGTGAAGGTGCCACGCCGGCCGCCGGCGCCGGCGCCATCGTCGTGACCCATGACGAGCGCGAGAAGTTTCTCGCCGGTGCGGAAAACGCGATTCTCGTACGCGCGGGTATCGCCAAGCCGGAGGCCGGCAACGAGTTCCGTGGCATGGGAATCGCCGATCTGGCGATCGCGGCCCTCCGCCGTGCCAACATCCCGGTCGCTGGTCTGACGCGTTCGCAGATCGCGTCGCGCGTGTTTGCCACGCACACGACGAGCGACTTCCCGAACCTGCTGTCGAACACCGCCGGCAAGGTTCTGCGAAAGGCCTACGGCGAATTCGCGCACAACTGGAAGCGTTGCTTTGCCAAGGGCAGCGTCTCCGACTTCAAGGTTCACCCGCGCATCCAGATCGGGTCGTTTGCCGCATTGGCGACGATTCCCGAAGGTGGTGAGTACACCTACGGCACCACGGCGGAAGAGTACGAGAACGCCTCTGCCGCGACCAAGGGCAAGGCGATTCAGTTCACCCGCCAGATGCTGATCAACGACGATCTGGGTGGCTTCCTCACCCGTGCCACGCAGATGGGCCGTGCCGCGGCGCGCACCGTGAATGCGGACGCGTTCACGTACTTGATCAGCGGATCCTCCGGCCACGGTCCCACGATGGCCGACACCGGTCAGATGTTCAACGCCACCGCCGTCACCACGGCCGGCGGGCACGCGAACCTGACGAGCTCGGGCACCGCGATCAGCGTGGCCTCCATCGGCGTGGGTCGGACCGCGATGCGCAAGCAGAAGGACAAGGCGCTGAATCAGACCCTCAACATCGAGCCGAAGGTGCTGCTCTGCTCCGTGCTCAAGGAGGACCTCGCGAATGAAATCGTGAAGTCGCGCACGAAGGACGGTCAGTCCAACAGCGCCATCATCAACGTCCACGAGAACCGCGTGGAGGTGGTGAGCGACCCGGTGATCGATGGGCTGAACTCCGCTCTGTCCTGGTATCTGTTGGCCAATCCGCTGGACGTGCCCGTCCTCGAAGTCGTGTTCCTCGACGGCGTGGAAGAGCCCTTCATCGATGAGCGCATCGAGTTCTCCACCGATGCTCTCGACCTGAAGGTGCGTCTCGACTACGGCGTCGCGAACGGCGATTGGCGCGGCGGCTACAAGAACGTCGGAGCCTGATCCGAGGCCTCTGCAGACGTCTGCAAAGACGGCCCGCTTCGGCGGGCCGTCTGTTTTCTGTTCCGAGTAAACCGCAATTCCGCGGACTCCCTGAAGGAGAGTGCAAATGACTACCAAGTTTGTCGCCCGTGGCGACGTGATCAATTTTGTCACCGCGGGCGCGGTCGCTTCCGGCGCTGTCGTGGTGATGGGCCACACGCTGGGTGTGGCGCTTGCGGCCGCCACGGCTTCCGGTCAGACCATCCCGGTCGCGATCGAGGGCGTGTTCACCGTGCCGAAGGTCTCGGCCGCTGTCTTCGCCCAGGGCGAAAAGCTGATCTTCGACGTCTCCGCCGCCTCGGGTGCCGGTGAGTTCGACGACAGTTCAGCAACTCCGGCGACCGGTGATATCACCGGCGGCGCGATCGCGATGGTGGCTGGTGCCAACACCGAGACCACGTGCGTCGTGAAGCTCACCCCGGGCAACGCGACGAAGACCTGATCGAACTGAGAAGAGCGGGGCGGGCAACTGCCCCGACTTTCCATGCACCCCAGATCCTCACGCATCTCCGACGTAACGCACCTCACCATGCTCAAGGCATGCGGTGCCTTGGAGTTTTCCACCGAACGCGGCCCGATCTGGGCTGTCTTCGATGAAGAATTCCAGCTCAACCTGGTGAGCCCCGAAGTCGAGGGCACGGCGCCCGCGCTTACCTGCAGGTCCTGCGACGTCACCGAGCTGCAGATCGGCAAGGACACGCTGATCGAGCGCGAAGGATTCAAGCGCAAGGTGATGCGCGTCATTCCGGACGGCGCCGGGGAAACCGTGCTGCTGCTCAAGCAATGACACACCGCGCCGAACAGATCATCGACCAGGTGGTCGAACTCGTCCCCAGCACGGCGTTCGCGGTTTTCAAACATCGCCGCAACTCGCTCTCGGAAGATGCGCAGGAGCTGCCGGCGATCTCCGTGGACGTCGGCGAAGACACGCCGCTTGATGACGATGGCGCATCCAACATCGCGTTCTACGACTCGCTGCTGGCCATCGAGATCACTGCTTTCGCCCGGGAGCCGGTAGAGCCGGACCTCGTGAAGCGGCTGATGGAAATCCGGGCGACAGTTCATCGGGCGCTGATGGCCGATCGGTCCCTCGCCCTCGAATTCGTCATCGACACGCGTTACGGCGGAGCCGGCGCCACAGAGATTGAGAGCGCCGGCGACATGCTCGCCGGCCGATACACGAGCCGCTGGTTCGTCCACTACCGCATGAATATCACCGACCCGGAATAGGAGCTCGACAATGGGCGGCCTCAGAAAATCGAACGACGTACTTCTCTTCAAGACCGAGACGACCTACGGAACGGACCCGACGCCGACGGCTGGCTCGAACGCCATCCTGGTGCGCGACGTGCAGCTCTCGAGCGAAGGCCTTCGCATGAACGATCGCGCCGCGATTCGCGGCAGCATCGGCCAGCTGCAGAAGGTCTACGGCGGCATGCTCAAACGCATCACCTTCGAATGCGAGGTGAAGGGCAGCGGCGCCGCTGGAACCGCGCCGGAGATCGGCCCGCTGCTCAAGGCCTGCGGCATGGACGAAACCGTCGTGGCGTCGACGTCGGTGACCTATCAGCCGCATTCGACCACGCACGAATCAGGCACGATCTACTGGTTCGAGGGCGGTCGCAAGCGACACATTCTCCGTGGCTGCCGCGGCACCTGGACGTTTGTAGAGGATGCGGGAGGAATTCCACTGCTGCGGTTCGAGTTCGTTGGACACTACGACGAAACGACCGATCAGTCGCAGCCGACGCCGACCTACAACTCGCAGGTTCCGCGCGCGGTAGTGGGCAGCGCGATCTCTTTGAATGGCGTGACCGCCATCGTGGCTCGGAGCTTCCAGTTTTCGCTTAACAACGTGATCGCAATGCCGCCCTCGATTGGTGCGGCTGACGGGTACGGCGAAATCATACTCACGGGCCGTGACGTCACCGGTGAGATCGTGATCGAGTCCGAATTGGATTCCGTCATCGATGTCGACACGCTCCTTTCCGGAGGCACAAGGTTTGCCTTCGATTCTGGAGTCGTGGGTAGCGTCGCTGGAAACCGGCTGCGCCTCACCACGCCTTCGGGTTCCACCTACTGCACGGACACGGATCCGCAGGAGGCGGACGGTCTGCGTCTGCGTCGCGTTCCCTTGGCCGTCGACGATTCCACCAGCGACCAGGAAGTCAGCCTGATCTTCACCTAAGCCATGAAAATTCTGCACCCGTTCTGGTTCAAGCCGACCTACCAGCTCGAAGGAAAGCCGGAGGTCGAATTCCAACTGAGGCCGCTCGATCAGCGCACCTACATGTTCATGCGTGACGAGATCATCCAGGTGCGGCGGAAATTCCGCATGGGCGTTGATGGCGTTCTGGAGGCCTTCGACTACTCAGTGCTCGACTGGAAAGGACTCGACGTGCCGTTTTCCGCGGCCGCCAAACGCGAGGCGCGCACCGTCACGAACGAAGACTGGGCCGAATGGCAGCAGGCGATCGCAATGGAGCTCTTCCGTCGCGCGCAGCTGGGAGAGCCGGAAGCAAAAAACTCCTAATCGCCGTTCACGTCGCAGTGGATCCGCCCTGGGCTCCCTGCGGCAAGTGCGCCTGTGTGGACGGCGAGATGCCATTCGAGAAGTGGACGATAGGCGATGACTTCCGGAGTCGCACGTGTCCACGACGGCTTCTCACAAGCGATTCCCTCATGTGGATGCAGCTCCACTCGGCGTGGACCGACGGGCACCTGCTCGTCGCCGGCGGCGTGCTGGATCAGCCAGCGATCTACCTGGCGGCGATGACACGCATTACCAGCCTGTACGGAGAGGCAAGAGAAACGACCAATGGTGGCAAAGGCTAAAGTTCGGATCGAAGGCGAGGATGCAACCGCAGCCGCCTGGAACTCGGCGCTGGCGCGGGGCAAGAAAGCAGCCGATCAGACGGCAGGCGCCTGGCGCGCGGCTCTGGGCGGAATCAGCGTCGCCAGCATCGTCGGTTTGGCTCGCCGTCAGATTGAGCTGGGCGATGCGTTGGCCAACGGCGCGAAGTACGCAGGCATGGCCGGGAAGGAATTTTCCTCCCTGGCTTATGCGGCCAAGCTCGCCGACGTCGAAGTACAAGATCTGTCGACGGCCATTAAGAAGATGCAGGTCACGATCTCGCAGGCCGCATCGGGAAGCAAGGCCCAGGTCGAGACGCTCGACGCGATCGGCCTGTCCGCGAAGCGCCTCAAGAGCCTGGATCCCGGCGAGCAGATTGAGATCATCGCTGAACATGTTCGCGCGCTAGGGGCCGAAGAAGACCGGACCCGGGCACTGCAGGAGATCTTCGGGAAGTCCGGCGCACAGCTGAAGCCTCTTTTCGAGGAAGGTGCTGAGGGTATCCGTCGTGCCCGCGAAGAGGCCGAGCAGCTCGGCTTGGCATTCAGCGACGAGCAGCTGCAGGCCCTGGCCAAGGCCGACGACTCGATCAAGCGCCTCACCGCATCGTGGGATGGTTTCGCCGCGGTGCTCGTCTCGAAGGTGGCGCCAAGCCTGTCCTGGACGTTCGACCGTCTCGCCGGCGCTCCGATAGAGCTACACGAACGAATAGCAGATCTCGAGGAGCAGCTCGCCAGCGCGAGGGGCACGCGGGGCATGAGCGCGGAAACCCAACGGGCCGCGATTCGTGCCCAGCTTGAGCAGCTTCGCGCCGCGGGAGTGGCGCAGTCCTCGCGCGAGATGGGCATCGGCGGTAGTGGCTCAGGACCGACAGTTCCCGGATTCGGCAGCTCCGGTGATGCGAAGGCTCTCGAGCAGCGTCAAAAGGACTTCGACGCGCTTGTGGAAGCAATGGGTAGAGCCAGCCTCGCTGCGCGTGAGATGGACAACGAACTCAACCAGGCCCTTGATGATCACTCTGAGCGGCTGGCTGAGAACGTAGAGGATCATTTCGACCACGTCGGCGACGAGCTCGAGGCGCTCGCAATCGACCAAGCGGATGTACTCAGCGAAACCGGCGAGATCTGGAAGGACACCTGGCTTAGCGCCTGGGACGACATGATCAACACCGGCAAGGTGAGCTGGGATGAATTGCTGAAGTACATGCTGGCTCAACTCGCGCGGCGCGGCATGTCGAACCTCTTCGATAGTCTCATCGGTGCTGCCAGCGGGAGCGGTGGTTTCTGGGGATCTCTGTTCTCGGGAATGTTCGGCGGAAAGCGTGACAGCGGGGGCCGGGGAAGCCCCGGCCAGGTGTATGCAATCGGTACGGGCGCGCAACCCGAGCTGTTCGTCCCCGACAGTGCTGGAAGCTTCTATCCACGCGGCAGCGGTGGTGGCCTCAGCGTCGCTATCCACCAGACCGTCATCAATCAGAACCCGACTGCCGACTTCGTAAAGGAGTTTCCGAAGGTGCTGAAGCGGTCGAACGACGCGCTCAAGGCGGACATCATCGACGGCATCCAGCGTGGCAGGTACGCGATCTAATGGACGTATACCTGCCGCCGTCGATCCCGATCCGCAGTATTCGCTGGGGCACGATTCCGGCGGCCGCGGCCACGGCCAACGTATACACGGGCAAGACGAAGGCTCGCGCCCTCGGTGGCGACCGGCTGTCCTGCACAATTGACTTCTCGATCACGACCGACCAGCTCCGCGCGCAGCTGCTGGCGTTCATCGCTGAGCTTCGCGGGCCGATCAACACGGCGCTCATTGGTGATCCGGGCTACACACCTCGAGGCGGGTACGCGACTGCGGAACTCCTGAGCAACGCCGACTTCTCGAACGGAACCTCCGGATATGCTGCTGGCAGCGAGGCCTCGATCAGCGTGACGGACGCAGTGCTGCGCGTGCTGCGTACTTCGAACCCGGGCTCGCTCGGCGTGAACCACTTCGCCACGTGCACGATCGGAACCACCGTGCAGTGGCAGCTGTACGCCTGGCGAATGCACGCGCGCCGTGTTCGCGGCACCGCGAACCTCAATCCGAGCGTGACGGGCAACGCGCACGCCTTGCAGCTGTTTCCGAACAGCTATCTCAATGGGCCCGGCTACCGGATCTCATTGGTCTCGGCGACTGGCACGAGCGGGATCACTGGCTATTTCGACAACATCCAGCCTGGCGAGTCAATGGCGGGTGAATTCTTCGAAGTCGACTTCGGCTCGTTCGCGCCGTGTGCCGTGGCGGATGCTGGAGTGAACCTCCTGCTGCGGTCGGACGAATTTGAAAACGTCGCCGCTTGGGGGGCCACGGCGAGCGACGGAATCGCTTCGGTTTCCGCGAACGCGGTGGTCGCGCCGGATGGCACCACCACGGCTGACTCGCTGGTCGAGGACACGAACAACGGCAACCACGTGCGTGACCAGGCGGTCGCGGTGAGCTCGGCCGCGAACGATTTTGCCTTCGCCGTGGCAGTGAAAGCCGGTACTCGTGGCTTCGTGAACGTGGTGATGAATCACGCGAGCGGTAGCTGTGGGACTTTTTTCAACCTCTCCAACGGCGCGGTCGGATCCAGTCCCACCGGCACCGGCTGGTCAAACCAGCGGGCCTTCGTCAAGGATCTTGGAAACGGCTGGTGGTACTTCTGCATCGTGGCGCGCAAGACTTCCGCGGACACGATCATCAGCCCGGCTATCTACATCGCGAACTCGATCTCGAACAACAGCTACACCGGCAACGGATCGACCATTCACGTGTGGCGCGCCACGATGGCGCCGTCACCGGTTCCCATCCGCCTGGCCCGAACGACGTCCGCCGCGTCGCCCACTGGCAGTGCTCAGAAGGGCACCGAGATCCGTCTCAAGGGGCTCCCGGTGAGCACGCAGAACATCCGTCGTGTGAACGATTGGCTGGAATTCTGCGCGGCTGGCCAGGTGTACCGCAGACAACTGGTCTCGCCGCTTGACTCGGATGCGGCCGGACTGGCGACGGCGTTCCTGAGCCAGCCGGTTACTTCGGACATGGCGGACCTGTCGCCGGTCATGTTGCACAACCCTCTGGCGCGCATGCGCTGCGTCAGCGATATCCCATCCTGGCTCACCGAGCCGGGCAAATTCTCCACCGCCACACTCGAGTTCGAAGAGTCACCGAACGAATGAGCTGGTTCGAGCATTCCACCAATGAAACGGAAGCGGGGAAGAGCCGCTACATGCCTTTCATCGCGGTGGACTTCGATTTTCTGAGCCAACACACGCGCGTCTGGTCTGGTATTGGCACCATCACGATCAACGGCGCCGAGTACACCGGCGTGGGTGACCTCGGCGAGATCAACTCCCCGCCAGAGCACACTCGCCTGGTCCCCGAGTCGAAGCATTACGCGTTGAGCGGAGTGGATCTCATCGATCCATCCAGAATCAGCGAATCGGACATCGACAATTCCTTCGGCCGCGCGGTGACCGAATACCTTGGCTTTGTGGATCCGAACACCTGGCAGATGGTCGCGGAGCCGGAGATCAATTGGGAAGGTCGCATGGGTGTCATGCGGCGCATCGAGGGTCCAGAGCCAAAGGTCACCCAGTCTGCTGAGCACCGCCTGGCCATCATGAATGCGCCGGACGGTTACCGGTACACGCACGAGCACGCGCAGGAGTTCTTCAGTGGCGAGCTCGGGTTCCGCGAAGTGCCGGGTATCGAGACCAAGGAAGTCCTTTGGGGTGGCCAGCGCGTGCTGCCTGGCCAGCAAGGCGCCATCAACGGCGTCACGGGCGACAGCGGTGGGGCTGCCTGGGACAACCGGAGGCAGCGACATTGACGGCGCGTGTCCTCGCGTACACCGCGGTCATCGATGCTTGGCGAGCGCGGCCGCTGGTCTACGGATCCGGCGACTGCTGTCAGTTCGTGGCCGAGATGATCGTCGCGTTACGCGGCGAGGATCTCCGTCACCTGTTTCCGGCGTACTCAAGCCAGGCCGAGGCCGAGGACATCATCGCGGCACATGGCGGACTGGTCGGGCTCGTGAGTCATGCGCTGGGCGAGCCGTCGCACCCCTCGCGCGCGATCGCCGGTGATGCCGTCGTGTACCAGGAAGAGGACGGACGCGAGGTCGCCGGCGTTTGCATCGGCGCGCGAATCGCGGCGCCGGGGCCCGCCGGCCTCGTATTCCCTTCGATGAGTCGCGCCATCGCGAGCTGGCGCCTCTAATGGGCGCAGGTTTTGCTGCCGGCCTGAAGGTGGTCGGCGCCTTCCTCGTTGCGAAAGGCACCGTGGCGCAGCTGGTGCGCATGGTGTTGGTCAACGTGATTCTTGGTGCGCTCGCGCGCTCGCGCGCTCGCCGCTCCGCCGGCACGCCACCACCAGTCAATGTCACGATCCGCAACACGATCGAGAACCGTCGCCTGGTTTTCGGACGCACCCGGTGCGGTGGAGCCATAGTCTTCTTCGGAGCGTCGGGAGAGGACAACGAATACCTTCACTACGTGGTGGTGTTCGCTGGTCACCAGTGCAACGCCATCCGAGACGTGTGGATCGACAAGATCCGAGTGCTCGAGGACCAAATCGACGGTGGCGGAGCGGTGACCTCAGGCCCGCTCGCGGGCGTGTGCTGGATCACCAAGTACCTCGGGACACAGGCCCAGACGGCGGACAGTGCCCTTGTTGCTGCGTTCCCCGGCACCTGGTCGTCATCGCACCGGCTGCGTGGTGTGACCTACATTCACGTGAAGATGCTGCGGGACCAGGACAAGTGGCCGCAGGGGGCGCCGCAGAACATCACGGCCATCATTGAAGGCGCGCTTTGCTACGACCCGCGGAAGGACTCGACCAACGGCGGCAGCGGCAGCCACCGTCGCGACAATCCGAGCACCTGGGAATTCACGCGCAACCCGGCGTTGCATGCCCGCCATTACATCTCCGGTGGCTCGGTGGTCAACGATCAAGCGACCAGGCTGATTCGCTATGGCTTCCGCGAGGCGGATTCGCGCATCGACGATCCGTACTTCGCGGCCGCGGCCAACGTCAACGACACGCAGCTCACCGGCGCGTACGTCACGCCTGACGGCGACCAGGTCACCTGGAACAACGATCTCGAGGTGAGCACGGGGGAGACCCGCAGGGAGATCCTCGAGGCCATTCTGCAGTCGATGGCGGGGCACGCGGTGTACCCGCACGGAAAGTGGCGGGTGTACGCCGGCGGCTACGACACGCCGCTGCACACCATCACCCAGGACGATCTCTACACGCTCGAGGAAGCGCCGATCGAGATCCAGGACACGACCGACGACCAAGATCGATACAACGCTGTCGCCGGCGTCTTCATTGACGAGGCCAACGACTACATTCAGCAGACGACTCCATTTCGCACCTACTCCACCTACCAGGACCAGGATGGCGGGGAGTTCATTCCGAAGGAGATCGTGCTGCGCGGGTGTGTGGACAAGTACCGAGCCCAACGTCTCTGTGAGATCGAGCTGCGCAAGTCTCGGCAAATGCGGATCATCAACATCCGCGGCGCCCTCAATCTCCTGAAGATCGCGCCCGGCGAGACGTTCCAGCTGAGCCATACAACTTTCGGCTGGACCAACCGCGTATTCCGCAACATCGAGCGGCAGCTCGAGTTCACGGCCGAGGCGGGCCGCGTGGTGTGCACCGCGAAATCTGACGCGGCGAGCGTGTACGTTCCGATCGAGACGGCCGACTACATCACGCCCAACACGGTGGCCACGATCCGCCAGGTGGAGCGGCCCGCCGCGCCGTCGGCGCCGGTGACGGTGCCGCAGACCGACGCGGTGCTCTTCCGCTGGACGCGGTCCTCGACGCAAGGCGTTCTCTACGAAGTCGAGGCCTCGACCAACTCGGATATGTCCGGCGCCACCACGGTCTACGATGGCACGGACAACCAGGCTTATATTGATCGCACGTCGACCACGACTTACTACTTTCGGGTGCGCTCGAAAAAGCACGGCGAGTACTCGGATTGGGTGCCCTCGGGCGGTGGCGTCGCGGGCGCCGCCCTCGGAGTATCGGCCACGCTCACCGCGAGCGCATCGCCGGGCAGCGCCTCGAGCTCGGGCACCGGCGCGAGCCAGACCACGGGGAGCGTCACCGTCACGCCGAATGGCGGCACTTCGCCATACACCTACGCGTGGACTTGGGCGAGCGGCGGATCCGGCATCACGATTACGAGCCCAACCGCGGCGGCCACGACGTTCAGCGCGACAACCCTCGCGGATCCGGAGTCACGCTCCGGTGTGGCGCGTTGCACGGTCACGGACAGCGCCGCGCAGACGTACATCGTCGACGTGCCGGTGTCGATCGTGCGGACGCCTTCGTTCACCGCCACGGCCGCGGGCACGTCGCCGATCGTCAAGACGGCCAACGCGACCACGATCACCAGCAACAACATCACCGCCACGCCGAGCGGTGGCACCGCGCCGTACACCTACGCCTGGTCGATCGTGGCCGAGGACGATCCGGACGGCACGCCGACGCTGCTCAATGGCACGTCGCAGAGCTGCCAGGTGCGAACCTCGCAGGACCCATCGGATCAGATCTACATCTCGGTGACGGTGCAGTGCGTGGTGACGGACAACATTAGCCGCACCGCGACCACCAACACGGTCACCGTTAGCCACGGCCACAACGACGGCAGCTGAGGGAGTGCGCATGCGGCGATCCGATCGAATCCAGACTCTGCAGACCGATCCCATCCTGCTGTCGCGATTCAAGAGCGCGATCGAGAAGCGAGCGCTCCAGATCGCCACGTCGAAGGAGAGCCAGGACGAGCCGGAGATCGCGTGGGCGAAGCGCGCCTTTCTCAACATCGATGTGGATCTGTCGCTGAAATACGCGGCGCTGGCGCTGCGGATTGCCCTGCACGAAAACGAGAAGCTTCGCGCCCAGCTCGAGGACGACGATGGCCCGAAGGGGCTTCCGGACTCTGACATCGAAGAGATCGTGGGGATGTGCGTCGAAAGATTTGTCGAGCTCGGCATCTAGCCTTTACTCGCCTGGGAGGGCGATCCATGAAAAGACTCGTGCTGGCGGCTGCGCTGCTGGCGGGCCTCGCCGCGCCCGCGTTCTCCTGCGACATCACCGCCGGGCCTGGCGCGTCGTTCAGGATGGGCGAGGGCAAGTCCGGCGGCGTGGCCACGGTGGGCTGCGTCTTCGACGACAGCTGGGAGCTGCGCGCCTACTACTTCGGTGAGCAGGAGATCTACGACGGCACCGTGACGATCGATCCTTACCTCGGGATCTCGATCAGCAAGCTGTGGATCTTCCGCGAAGGCAAGCGGTTCCAGCCCATCCTCGGGATGGGCCTCATGTTCAAGGAGGCCCAGCGCTGCCACTTCGATGGCGACCTCGACTGCAACCGCATCACACCGTTGCCGTTCTGCTTCCTGCCCATGATGGGATTCAAGTGGGGCGACGTGCTGATCACGGCCAACCACTGCAGCAACGCGAGTCTCGATCATGGGCCGGAGAAGAAGAACCTCGGGCAGGACTTCCTCCGCGCCGAGATCTGGTTCTGATATGAGCGACACACTCGTTGGAGGAATCATGGGAGAGATCAAGCGTCATCCATACACGAGCTGCGCTGCGCTGGCGTGTCTCGGCTTCTGCATGGTGGCGATCCCCTTGCTCTACACGCAGAAGGCCGACGCCGGCGACGTCCAGCAGGTCACGTCGACCCTGAGTAAGGACATGGCGGATCTGCGCGGCACGGTGCTCAGGGAGTCGGCGCAGAGTGAGCTCAACAGCGTGAGGCGCGAACTGTTCGACATCAACATGCGCATCAAGGCGCTCGAGGATCAGGACCTGGCCGTCGAGCTGCTGCTCTATCAGCGACGCGATGACCTGCTGGCCCAGCAGCGCTTCCTCGAGGCAAAGCTGGCAGGGCTGGTGCCGAAGCAATGAGCGTCGACGCCATCATCAATCGCGTGCTCGACGTCGAGGGCGATGAGTACACGAACGATCCGGCCGACTCCGGCGGCCCAACCAGGTGGGGCATAACGCTCGACACGCTGACCGAGTACCGGCAGAAGCCGTGCACGCCGGCGGACGTCGAAAAGCTCACTCGCGCCGAGGCCTTCAACTGCTACGACTGGCTCTTCGTCCAGCGGCCCGGCTTCTCGAGGATCCTGCAGATCTCGCGCGCAATCGCTGAAGAGCTCATCGACACCGGGGTCAACTGCGGCCCCAACGTCGCGATCGGCATGCTGCAGCGCTGCCTCAACGCGTTCAATCAGAACGGCAGCAAGTATCCCGACGTCGACGTGGACTACCGCATGGGCCCCGCCACCGAGCGGGCGCTGCAGGCCTTCCTCGCCTGGCGCGGCACCGAGGGGGCGATCGTCCTGTACAAGGCGCTCAACTGCCTGCAGGGCGAACGGTACATCCACCTCGCCGAGACCCGTCCAAAGGACGAGAGATTCGTTTACGGCTGGCTGCGCGAGCGTGTCGGCCTTTCACCGGAGGCAGCATGACACCCAAGTTCAAACTCATTTGCCAATTAGTCGTTTCGATCATCGTGATCCTCGGCTTCTTCGGCTTCGTGTTCGCATTGTTCTTCTTCGCGCGATCCATCGATCCGAGCGTGAAGGAATCGCTCACGCAGATCTCCGGCGCGTTGATCGCTGCCTTCGGTGGTGTCGTCGGCTTCTGGCTCGGCACGTCGCTCTCGAGCGCGGGCAAGGATCACACGATTTCTCAACTGACCACAGGAAAGGCCCCATGAAACGGTCCAGAATCTTCGTTTCCATTCTCGCCGCCGCGGCCGCGGCGCTCACCGCCGGCAGCCTCACCGGATGCGCCAGCACCAGCGGCACGCTCGAGACGCACGGCGCCGCCGCTCAGCTGATCGTGAAGTACGCGGCCATGAAGTACGTCGAGCAGGCCTCGCTCAGCGAACGAGGTGAGCGCGCGCGCCGCGTGATGGACGTGGCCAAGCTCGTCGCCGAAACCGCGAAGGGCGAGCCGATCACGCTGCAGCGCCTGGCGTCGATCGCCGCCGAGCAGCTGCCCGCGGATCTCCCGCCATCCGATCGCACGCTCGCGCTGGCGCTGATCTCCGTGGCGCAAACCGAGCTGCAGAAGCGCACCGGGGTGGGCGGTCTCGAGTCGGACACCTTGCTCAAGCTCGCCGAGGTCTTGGGCTGGATCGCGGACGCCGCGGCCCTCTACGCGGCGCCGGTCTGACAACGCGCATACAGTAATTCGCGGCCGCCGGCACTGAATGGACGATGCCGCCGGTCGCGGATGAAACTGGGCGCGTGCCCGGCTTCATCCGCTTCACCGCTGAGGACTACCTGACTGCCGCGATGGCGTGCCGCAGGGAAGCGGAGTACTGCCGCAAGGAAGCCGAGCGGCATGAGAGCCCCACCGTGGTGAAGCTCTTCAACGACGCGCGGCAGCGCAATCTCAGGCTGGCGGAGAAGTGCGAGCTCGCCGCCCGCGTTTTGTAGACGTCTGCAATCTCAGGAACGCGGCGCCGGCGAGCGCGGCGATCGCCAACCCTAACGCACTAGGCTCTGGCACCGGGACCTGGCGCCAGGTGCCCGCCTCACGGTTCATCACGCATGCGCTTTCGGTGGGCTCCCAATTGCCGCAGGCCGGGAAGTTGCGGCCGTCTCCACGGTCGGTCACCCAAAGCTCTTCGAAGTCCTGCAGCAGGACGATGTCCCACGCCGTGAGCTCGCCATGGCCATCGGTCGTGAACCTGAAAAGTGCGGACACATCCCATGTCGCCAAGGTCTCGGTCCTGAGGCCGTCGAAGAACAAGTAATCGAGAAGCGGGCCGCAGTCTTCCGTGCATTCCTTGTCCGCGCCGAGCTCGAAGGTGCCGTTACGGTGATCGCCGCCAGGCACGAGGCTAGTGTCTAACAAGAAGAAGCCGGACATATGGTTCTGCGTCCGATCGACCCACGGATTCTCGCCCACAGTGGGATCGGATGGGTCGGCGACGTAGTCGTACTCCGCGCCGGTGTATTCGTATTTGACGATCGCCGCGTTGGCCGAAGCTGCGGCCGCCAGCAGCGCGATGAAGGTGAGTGCACGCATGTCCGCCCCCTGTTGTTCTTAAGGGGCGGACCAAGCACCAACCGTGCCATTTGTTGAATATCAGAGTGTTAGGCACCCCGCTGCAGCGCAGGGTGTAAAAGGCACCGACGCGGATATCTCTGCATTCCCGCCAGATTCACAGCACCACCAGGTGCTGCCCGCCACCCACAATCGCTACATGCGATCCCGCCAACCCATCGACCTCCTGATCGAGATTCTGACCGCCTGCTCGGCCGTCAGGCCCGCTTCCTCATATAAAAGGAGCCCGGCTTGTGGTGCGCCTGCACGTAGGGCGCCACGGCCGAAAGCCCGCCCTTCGAGTGCATCCAATTGTTTGCGAGCAGGATCTCGAACCGGTCGTTCCCGGTGAGGAAGGCCTCCAGGATGTACTGCTCGTTCCAGAACCTGAGCTCGTCGACGATCCACCGGCGCGGGTAGTTCCTCGGCGTGAAGATGTCGTGCACGTGCACGACCACGCCGGGCTTCAACCGCGGCAGGATCTGCAGGTACTCCCGCGTCACATCGCCATGCGGGCGGATGATGTGCGTCGAGTCGATGAACAGGATGTCGCCGGCGCCGAGCTCGTTGAAGAGCTTCAAGTCCATGTCCTCGACGCGCTGGCGCACGAGGTCGATCCCCATGCGGCGCAGGCCTCGATCCTCGTATGGCTCGATGCAGGTATGGCGGCTGGAGACGCCATCCTTGCGGTTCTTCTCGCAGGCCTGGTAGGCGAGCTTCGTCGACCAGCCCGAGCCGATTTCGATGATCCGCTTCGGCTTCAACGCGCGCACGACCTGGTAGAGCACCTCGGCATCGCCGGGCCCGAACTGGTCGTTGGCACCGCCGAAATGGAAGTAGTCCGTCGACGTGCCGCCCGTGCGGATGTTCATCTCGCGCAGCTCGTGGGCGTAGACCAGGCGCTCGAGGAAGGCGCGCTGGCCGGCTTCGTTGAGGTCGATGCCGGGGAGATCCCGCTCGGTCTCATCGTCGTACTTCTCGAAGCTGATCTGGGGATCGTAGTAGTGATTCCGGATCGGGATGCTGCCGGCGTTCACCATCGCGTCGCGGGTCTGCGGGAGGTTCCCGAGCCCGGCACGCCGGAACAATCCAAGGATCTTGGCCAGCGGCCACGCCGCCAGGGCGGTAAAGGGGTCAATCAGTCGGAACGTCAGCGCCTTCGCTTCCAT